TCTCACGCGCGAGGGCGTTGGTCGGATCCTCCTGGTCTTCGATCCAGCCGGTGGCCTGCTGCTCGTTGGCCATCTCGTCCCAGCGAGCGAGCTCCGAATCGGAGACACCGGGGAAGCGGCTCCATGCGGCGCGGGGCGGGATCTGAAGCATCTGCACACCCTTGCCGAGCGCGTCGACGATGGTGGCCATCGTGTTCTCGTTCATGTCGCGCCAGCGCATCTCGGTCCCCTTGGGGGTGACGCCGTCGACGATGCCCATGTCGTGGGCAACCATCTGCATCTGGGTGCGGGCCGCGTCGCCCCAGCTGCCCTTCAGCATCTGGGAGAAGCGCATGGTCTGCGACATGAGCGCCTGGAGGGTCTCGGCCGAGAGGTTCGACATGGAGCCCATCAGGGAGTGCGGGGGAAGCTGGGCCTCGACGGCGAAGTCCTTGACCGCCTCCTGGAGCGCCTGGATGAAGCCCTCCTGGGGCGTCTCGTCCAGGGAGCCGAAGCGAACATCGGCATCCGGCGAGGTCAGGAAGGCGGAGGGTCGGACATCGAGCGGCTTGTACACCTGGTCGCCGTTGGCGTCCGTGATCGGCTGGCCATCATCTGTCATCGCCGGCTCGCCCACCAGGCCGGTGCCGTAGCGCAGCTTCCAGGCGTTGAAGCTCTGGTTGTTGAGCAGGTCGAAGATGGTCTGGTTGATCCGGTCCTGCGAGGAGATCATGGGGCCGACCACGCCCTGCACGTTGCCCTCGTCATCAGTGACCGCCGGCCACCGGACGCAAGGGGTCTGGCCCAGGCCGTGCCGAACCTCGCCGTTGGGCAGCACCTTGAAGTCACCGGAGTTGTCGTACTCCAGGTGGACCATGCGCTGGTCGTCCATGTAGATGGCGCGACCCTTGATGTCACCGCGGGGGTAGGTCTTGATCGTCAGCGCCCAGGCGGGCGTGATGTCGTTGACCGGATCCTCGAAGAACGCCGTGGTGTTCCGGGCGCTGAGCAGGTCGATGCGGCGCTTGTCCGTGCCGGGGTTGGCCAGCATGGTGTAGCCGGCGCCGTAGGTCAGCGAGGAGATGAACAGCCGGGTCTGCTTGGCCGGCATGTTGGAGTTGTGCCAGACATCCCACTCGGGCGGGTTGAGCTCGGGGGCTCCCTTGCCGTCCTCGCGGGAGTAGCCGTCGATGTAGGACACCTGCGCCGGAATGTTCACGGCCAGGCGGATCAGGTTCATGCGCGAGCGCTTGGCCAGCTTGGCGGCCGAGGCATCCGTGCGGTGAGGGATTACGGGGCGGCCATGGTTGCCGTCGACGTAGTCCTTGTAGACGCTGAGCAGCTCGCGGTCCTTCTTCAGGATCGTGTGCATCTCAGTGCACCTGGCAAGAACGTCTGAGTCCATGTCCAGCGCCGGCGCAATGCCGAGCTGGGCGTCTTTGGTGCTATCGAGCAAGTCGGCCTCCTTAGCCATTACCACTGGTAAAGGGGGCTGTACCCCTTGCGCTTCTTCTTCTTGCCAGACTCCGCAAGGTCCAGTGACGCCTTCACGGCCAGAGACATAGCGATCAGTGCGTCAATCTTGTGCTTTGACTCACGACCGCCCTTCTTGCCGAAGGTGATTCCGAAGTTGTTGTATCGCCGCTCGGCGTTCAGGATGTGAGCGCGGAGGCGGGCATTCCCGTTGAACTGGAGACTGCCACTGCGGAGCATCCCGATCAGGGTCTCGTTCAGCGTGGCGATCTCCTGCTTGTTGCCGCGCATGTCCCAGCCGATCGCCGACTTGGCACTGGCCTTGATCACCAGCTTCTCGCGGTAGAGGTCCGACCAGGTCGCTATGCTGCTCTCCCAGCCGGCAACGTCGGCGTAGAACGCCTGCACGTCGTAGAGCTGGAAGACCAGGTGGACCTGGGAGTCGACATCGTCCTGGTCGATCTCCCAGTCGCCGATGTGGTCGGGCTTCTCCCACACCTGGATGGGGACGACCAGGCCGTCGGCCGGCCGGTAGGCGACGAGCGCAGTGGCATCGTCAGTACGGCCGCCGTCGAAGCCGAGCGTGATCTTGTCACCGCGGTTCAGGTCGGCCATGGTGCCCAGACATCCGGGGCGCACCGCCTTCTCCACCTCGCTGGTGGTGAAGGCGCTCTCCTCGCTGGAGACCAGCTGGTTGAACCACATGCGGCGCTGCACCGATGGCGGAACCGACTCGTCAGTGAAGCCTCGGACGATGTCCGGGATCTGGCCGTACAGCCAGGACGAGTCGCCGGCAATGGTGCGGATGATGTACGGCGCCACGTCCGGCTCCAGCGGGCTGTCCGGGTGGGCCTCCAGCGAGTCGTACAGCAGCCCGTCCGACTCACGCAGGCCGTCCCAGACCTTCTGCTGGGAGGTGCGGATGTCCTCCAGCACCGACTCCTCGCCAGGCTGGAAGGCGTTGGTGATCGCCAAGAAGCGACCACCGATCTTGCCCATGTTGTTGTAGGCCGTGCGGTACAGCGCTTTGGCGCCGTTGCCCTGGGTCCAGTGGTGGATCTCGCCGGCCAGGAAGAACGTGACACGGCCACCCTCGTTGGATCGAGCGTTGACACCAATCGCCTGGAGCTTGCCTCGTCCGCCCTGGACGTAGATCAGCTCGCGCTGGACATCCAGCTTGTACTTGGTGCGCGTGCGGTGCGGGATGACCAGGGGGAACAGGCTGAACAGCGTGGTGACAATCTGCTCCTTGGACACCGCAGCGATCTGCACCAGGGGGGAGTGGACGGGGCGCCCGATGGGCTCGCCGTTCTCGTCCCAGTGGGAGAAGCGCGCAGGGCCGCACAGCTCGACGATGGCGAGCGCGCTGGACAAGGGATCCTTGCCCCAGCCCTTCAGTCGCTGGAGGACGCCGTGACGGTAGATGAAGCGGCCGAGCCTGTCGATGGCGTAGTACCAGAGGACGAAGCGCGTCTGCTCAGGCGTCAGGACGAACGGGTCGCCCGTGCCGTCCGGGGACTCCAGCTCGGTCTCGATCCAGGCCACGATCTCCCAGCCGAGCGTGTACTCAGGCAGGAGCCACTGGCCGTCCTCGAACTGCCAGGTGGGGCCGATGCGAGAAGGCGGGTACTGCTGGATGATGGCGGTGGCCATCGCCTGGTCGAAATGGAACTCAGCGATGACTCACCGCCTCCTCTCATGCTGTGTCGCCGAACATGGAGACCACGTTGCTTGTGGGGCCTCCGTTCATCTGCTCCTTGATGCGCTTGCGCGCACGCTCTGCGGGGGTGTCCGTCTCGGACGGGGGATCGGCGAGCTCGATCCGCATGCGGCGGCGCTCGGCCTCGGTGACGCCGAGGGAGGCCATGCCGTTCAGGACCTCAGTCCAGGCGCCGACGCTGACGCGGTCCTTGGTCAGGCAGCGGTCGAGCATCTCGCAGATCACCTGGGCGTACTGCCAGTCGGAGTCCTCGTAGAACGCTTCCATGCCGGAAGTCTTGAGGGACTTGTAGAACTCCTTGGTCCGCTTGTCCCAGTGGGACTGGGCGAAGGGGATCTTCTTGACGCCACGGGCGAGGCCCTTGGTCAGTCCGAGTCCCGCCTCGTTCTCCTTGTTGCGGCGAGTGCGATCCTCGCTCCGCCTGGGAATGGGGCCGGGTGCGTTGGCCATTCCTGGCTCCTTTCTCAGAAGCCCGGAAACCTCGGCTTCTCTCTCACTTGTCCAGTGGGATTCTTTTCTGCTGGTCGTTCCCAGCGCTTCTTCATTCGAGCACGGGCGGCGCTGCGAGCGCGGCCACCCTCGCTGGAGGACTTGGCCGCGTGGTGATCCTCGCAGAGCATCTGCAAGTTGCCCTCGCTGTGGTCGTCACCGCGCTCGATGTGGTCGCACTGGTTGGCTTGGCGGAGGCACTTGCCTGACGGGGTGTCCGCCTGGCAGCGCCAGCCGTCCCGCTCCCCGACGCGGAACCGGATCCGGGGCCAGTCGTCGGGGAGTCGGGCGCGGCGGTCAGACCCTTGCCACTGGGGCACGGCGCCGGCGGATCAGCGGGATGATGGCCGGGAAGGTTCGGAAGTCGTAGGTGGACCTGCGAACCGACAGGCGGTACTCGGCGCGCCAGAGCGCCCGGCGCAGGCGCTCGTTGCGAACCCTGGCGATCCAGCGCGGGGCGAAGCCGCTGGCGAACAGCCAGCCATCCGAGACTAGGAAGCGCCCGAAGACGATCCTGGGCAGCGAGTGGTCGGCGTGCATGTAGGGCAAGTAGTGCGATCGCCACCAGTCGCCCCGGGCCATGTCTAGCGTGATTCTGCGCATCAGGTGGACACCCACCCTACGGTGGTGTTCCAGTGCGTGGCCCTCTCCTTGTTGAGCTCGTCGAGCTCCCCGCCGTGCTCGCGCTCCAGCTCGTCCAGCTTTTCGACCCCCTCGCGGACATCGTCGAACTGCTTGGCCAGCAGGTTGATGGTGCGGCACGGCCAGTCCGCGCCACTCTCGGCGTAGGCCCCGGGGTCACAGCCGGCGCACTCCAGCGAGTGGTCGTCGTCGATGGAGACTGTGGGGACGTGGAGCTCCAGGAGCTCGGCCGCCAGCCCGGGCGCTCCGCCCGCCTCTCGTGCGGCCCGGGATCCCCGGGGTCGGGCGGCCGCGACGGCGTTGATGTACTCCTCGGTGAGCGCCTCCACCTTCTCGTGGTAGGCCTCCCGCTTCGCCTCGGCGGCCTTGTTGGCCTCGATCATGCGCTGGATGTTGGCGTGAACCTGGGCCATGTCTTCGACAGGCACGGCCGCCAGGTTGACGAACTTCGCCAGCTCGTCCAGCTGCTCTCGCGTGATCCCGGCTCGCTCGGCCAGATCATCCTTGTGAATCAGTGACATCTCAGTCCCCCTCAGAACTTGATGGTGTGGAAGAAAGCTCCAGCCCACTCGCCATACGAAGGGCGGCGGGCTGAACTCTTGTGGCTCCCCCCGGACTCGAACCGGGAACTCGTGGATCTTGAATCCACAGCCTCTGCCATTTGGGCCAGAGAGCCAGCAGGCGGGAGTCGAACCCGCAGATTCCAGGTGAATTAGCCCGGCGCATATACCCATTTGCATCCGCAGTCCCAAGGGCTGGACTTGAACCAGCGACCTCCGCATTATGAGTGCGGCGCTCTAACCATCTGAGCTACCCTGGTGGGCCGCGAGCCAACCTTCAAACGATATTTGAAGGTTGGAGCAGGTTTGCCCCGGGCGATCAGGCCGGGGCAGTGACCACCCAGTGAGCATCGTTGAGAGGCCGGGGCGGTACGTCTGGAGTGCCGTCGCCCTAGCGCGGGGCTCGGGGGATCGTCCGCGCAGTCCTCCCCTGGAGGGCTTGTCGGGCGACGGCATCGTGCGACAGCCAGGACTCGAACCTGGGGCGCGTCCGGGGGCTACCCGGCGCTGGGATCCTACTCCCTGTCGCTGCCCCTCGTCAGGGGCTCGTGCTGCCTACCCTTAGTCCTCGTCCCCGGCGCCGTCGTAAATCGCGGCGATGCTGTCACGCGCCATGGACAGCGCGCCCTCGGTGAGGATGCGGGAAGGCAGCTCGGGCTCGAGGCCCATGTCCTCGAAGGCCGGGGACTCGACCGACACCGTGACATCAATGCCGACGCTCTGCCCCTCGGGCAGGCCCCACTCGATGACGATGCGCCCGTCGATGGTGTCCATGATCGCTCCCTGGGATGTGACAAGTTGGTAGCAGCTGCCCCGCGTCCGGGACTTCAAGGGTTGCTTCGTTTTCAGCCGTTCGTCTCGGCCTTAGTGCGCAACCCAGCAAAGCACAGTGCGGGTGACCGGAGTCGAACCGGACATCAGGTCCACGACGTGACCGCCGCGCCTCACCCGCTGCCCCAGAGAGTGGGGCTGCACGGGCCGCCTGGACGGCCCGAGGTGCCGTAGCCCTCGCATGGAGGGTCGGCTGCCCCTGCGTCCAGGGGCCGAGCGCTACCTGTAGATCCCCGTCGGAATCACCAGACATCACTCACTCAACAGCCAGCCAATCCCAGAGGACGACTGGCAACAAAAGCGATGACGAGTGATGGTTTCGCACGTCCTTGCGTGCGCCCATATCGTCGCCGCTGAGCAACACCGAGATCGTTCAGATAATCCCGATGCGCGGGGGTGAGTGCCCAATGCGGCCATCGTTCCCGCGTTCAGGGCGGGGGATCAGTCGCACGAGCACCGCTCTCTCGGCAGGACTCGAACCTGCGGCATCACGGGTAACAACCGTGCGCTCTGCCAACTGAGCTACGAGAGAAAGGGGGTCGACCAGGAAGCAGGAATGGCTGATTCTGATGGGTGGCCAACACCCCAGGGAGTGGCCAAGCGTTGCCATCCTTCCATCCGCATCCGGCAGATGTGAACGAAGGACTGGTCCTCCTAAAGGAAATCGGCTTTTGCAGAAGCACTAATGATTTCCTGCCAGTGCGGTGAGGTTGACTCCCTGATCGACCCACAAGGGATCCTACCACACCTGCGAGGGTGTGGCGGAAGAATCACTCCGAGTCGCTCTCCTCCTGGAGGGCGCACGGGCCGTCAGGGGCGCAGCACAGCTTGCAGCCGGCCGGGTCCTCGGGACAGTCACGGCGGGGGAACGGGTCCCGGTTCTCAGACATTGAGATGGATCACCTCTCCTTGCGGGTGTTCGGCCACTGCCTCGTCGCAGATGTCCATGATCTCGTCGTAGTCCCGGTCGTGCTTGACGCCGGCCAGCATGTAGACCTTGCGGGCCTGGAAGCGCTCCGGGAACGCCATCGGGGTCAGGACCAGCAGGTGGGCGAGGTCGGGAGCCTGGGTGCTCAGGATCCTGTTGGCGAGCGCCACAGACGGCGCCACCACCACGTCAGGGACATCCAGGCGATCGGCACGGAGATCCGAGTTGGCCAGGGCTGCCTCGACATCGGGGCGCCGGTAGTGCGCCGGCTTGATGACCTTGCCGTTCTCGTCCTTGCTCACCGTGCCGTCGCTGTTCAGCTTGGACAGGTTGGAGCGGTGAACCTCACGGAAGACCCGGTCGGTGTTGATGCCGTAGAGCAGCGCCATCTGCTCCAGCACGACCTGGATGTCGGCGATCGCGTCAGCAATCTCGATCAGGTTGCGCGAAGTGATGGCGTCGGTGAGCTCAATGAACTCTTCCGACACAAGTTCGAGAGCCAAGTTCTCCTCGGCTTTCGGAACCTCCAGGGTGGGCTTCTCGGAAATGTGCTGGCCGTACGCGCGGCGCAGTTCAAGTATGGCCTCCCGGCGATTCAAAGTCATGGGACCCCTCTCGTGGTCTGAATGGGTGAGCCGGCGGGCAAGGAGTCGAACCTTGCATCTGTCACAGTCAAGTCGCATCTAACCTTTGATGCCTACCGCCGTCGAGCTTTCGCTCAGTCGTCCAGTTCCTGCCAATACTCGTAGTGGCCGGAGGAAGCATGGGGAACGTGGTACTTCACGAACTGTCCCTGCATTCCCAGGACAACAAGGTTGACGACGAACGGATTGCCGTCCGCGTCGGCATTGTCAATGCCGCCAGCGTGGAGGAGCGGGATCTCGGCCACAACGGCCGGCTTCAAGGCCTCAACGAGGGAGGACTTGAAGTTCACGATCTGCCCCAGCTTCACGGGGTGAGCCATTGGGGGATTCCTGCCTTTCGTGTGCAGCCCGCCGTGGATAGCACACACTTGGGTAAGAGCGCTGTGGCATATCACGGCGGGCAAGAATGAGAGGGCGCTTGCCCATTGGCGGTCACGATGTCGCCAGTGCTGAATCTCAACATGGAGGGGATGGAGATCGACAGCACGGCCAGATGACTCGGACAACATAGCCAATGGGCAAGCGCCAGGGAGCCCGCACGGAACGTCGGAGAGAGGAACGACGGAGCCGCGCGGGCAGCTAATGGGGAGCGCCTGGCGGCGCTCCGGCATGGAGGGGACATGGAATGTGAATGGCACAAGCACATTAGATGCTTGGCACTATAGGGCCAAAGAGGCTTTAGGGCCTCAATGGATCTAGAGGATCAAGAACCTCTAAGGCCCCTATAGCCCTATAGGCTCTAGGTCTCTAAAGGTCTTAGGCTCTATAGAGCCTATAGGTACTAGGAGTATCTATACCCTTAGAGTCTCTAGAGTCTCTTAGAGTCCCAGAGGATCTAGATTCTCTAGAGAACCAATACTCTTAGAGGTACTGGCACCTTATCTCTAAGCACCCTATACCCTTAGCGCTTAGCCCCAGTACCAACCCCCTTTCCCCCTTCACTATAGAAAGTGGGTCCCGGCCTGACGGGGCGGACCCTCATGGGAGTGTGACGTTTGTCACATGCCTCTGACTAGGAGCGATACAGCGCTGGCTTGGGATCGGGGCGTCCGGCGCTGCCCCAGGTCAGGGGACCCTAAGCACCGGCCCGAGGGTGGGTCTGTGCGAACGTGAACGAGCTTTTGAAACCGTACAACATTAGGC